TAGTAACTTGAATTATTTGTCCGCCCACGCTATTGGAAGTAATATCTAAACCTGTGAGTTGGCAAAAATTGGCAACTTCATCAATGCCGTAACCGAATTGCAACGCTAAATCATAAACAGATTGCGTTTGTTTAATGTAATAGCTGTTATCGGGTTGCTGTGGTGTGTTCTGTTGCTTTATCGCAGCCGCTTCCACTTTTGGCTTTATTGTTTCATCGTATGTCAATGTCAACCCCTCAATGCTATCGGTAATGGTCAACCCGTTATCATTGCATAGCTTAACCGAATATTGCGCATCACCATAAAGCAACACCGCAACATCGTATATTCCTTGACCGTTTTTAACTACGTATTGCATCTACTTCAAAGTTAGTGGTGTTGTTGTCTGTAAACACTACCGAAACGCTGCTATATCCATCGGCAGTTAGTTGTTGTAGTATTTGTTTGCGTAGTTGTAACTGCGCCCCCGAACTATTAAGGAAGTTGTCGATGCCAACACCGCAAAATATGTACTCTTTCCAATCGCCTTGATTTGAGTTAATAATGTCGATGATATGGTCTTCATCACTATTGCCGATTACGAAATCGTTATCCTTAATAAGAATATCGCCCGTATCATCTTGTAAGAAGTCTTTAGCCGTTGCCATGTTTAACAGTTTGGTTTTCTAATGTTGTTTTATTCAAATTTAATACACTTGATGCCGATGCGTTAAATGCTGATAATGAAGCACCGCCATCGAGTCCGCTCAATGCGCTGAAACCTGCTGCAATAGCAACTTTAAACGCTGCTACCATTGCATCGTATTGCGACTTTAAATCATCTATTTTAACCAACCCCCCATTCGCATCACCCGCCAAGTATATTTGGTCAACCTTACTCACCATGGACACGTATGCCGTTGCTTGTGAAGTTTGTTGAACTATCACAACACTATTGTTGGCAGGTATCAACGTGAACCCCTTATCGGCATCGGCATTGAGTAGCACATCAAAGAACTCTGCATCACCATTAATGGGTGTGCATGTGCAAGTCATTTCAGTTGTGTTGATGTCGCTCACCGTACACGGTATGCCCTCGAATGTTAGGTCATTAAAACCGCTTAACGCTTGTATTGCCTGCCTTATATCTGTTACTAATACACTCATGCTATTCTACGTTCTAATTCGATTACTTGCTTACCGCCATTGTCTGTTGATACCGTTGTTGATACCGATTTCACAAGGTACTTGCCTTTGCGCTCTGGGTACTTCCAACTATCAACCACGATGTAATCACCTGGTACTATTTTCGGTTCTAAAAAAGTTTCAAACGAGCCATAATACCCCGTGTAATTGGCTTGCTCTAAAAATGAATTACATTTGACATCCAACTGCGCTTTTGTGCCACCGATTTGAAACACCGTGCGAACATCGCCCGTTTCATCACCGTAAGTGTACTCTGTGCGCTTTGTTCCATCGATGATAACACCAACAACTTTGACTTTAACATCATCTTTTTTCAAGTACGTTAATTTCATACCATCGGCAGTCATATCACGCTCAAATAGCATGTAATGTTCCGTTGCTAATTTCGGATAAAATGCCAATCCAACGTATAACTTGCCCTCGATAAAAAACGAATATAAGCCATATTGGTCACGTAACACTTGCAACACCTTGCCAATACTTGCACCATTTGTTCTAATCATACCTAACTCGGCATCGATGGCCTCAAACGGCACGGATTTTTCCGATAGCATTTTCTTTATGAACTCCTGCAAGTTAACCGACTTGTAACTCATGTTCGGTGCGATTGCTTGCTTAATTAAAAACATTTCATCCTCACACAATAATTCAATAGGCACGTTGTTGTTTATCTTGGCAATGTAACCCGTGAATATAACCGTTTGGTTTGGGTGGTATGCTGCAGTAATTATTATCCTATCCCCTCTACGCATTATTGGGTTATCGCCCTCATACACGTTGCGGTCATTGTACTTAATGTTTCTCGGAAGTATTACCGATGCCGTTTGCGTTTGCTTGTCATACGAGCGTGCCAACGTGATAGTGTTGACCTTATCCCAATAGTAAGTGTCGCTTCTACCGTTGCCTTGTTGTTGTATTTCTACCCTGCAAACTAATCTAAACATTTTTGCGTTCTATTGTGTAGTCAGTATCACTAACCGCTTGCCATTGGAAGTATTGCACGTTACGCATACCTTGTTGTTGCGATAGTTGGCAACTTTCAACAACTATTTGCGTGATGCCTAAAATGTCATTCAAAAACGTGCTTGTAACCTTTAACGGCACGGGTGCGCTTGCATAGCTTTTAATCAACCTTGCATCAACATCGGGGTATTCATCGGGGTTCTTTGTGGCAACATAGCCGCGTATGGTCAACTGAATGTCACCCATACCTATGTACTCCTTAACCGTTCCGACTTTGTCAATCACAGCGGTTTTAATGATGTTTTTTTCGATTGTGGCATCTATGATTACCCCGTTCAAAAATAGTCCTTTAATTGCTTGCTGATTAGCGTTTGCATCCAACGGGTCGCTCACTTGCTTGGTGTTGGTTGCAAGTGCGTTTGATGTCTGCACATATTCGTTTGTAAAATCGTTAAACTCATACGTTGTGAATGTCGGTTGCTCAATTAACAATGTGTCATATACAGCTGTGCCAAACAATGAAGTGGCATCGGGTTTATCCGTTGTGATGTCAAAGGTGTTGGCTAATATTGCACGTTGCACTATTGGCAGTCCAAATCCCTTTGATAGCGTTCTCGCGTTGGTCTTTGCAAGCGGTTGTGGTATGTAAAATTTTAAACTCATTTTGTTGCCATTAAAGAAAAATCATTAACTGCTTCGATAAGTGCTTGTGCAACGATTTCTTTAATCTCGCCCGCACCCTCTTTTAATTGTGTTGTTTCAACTTTTATCATTTCAACCAACTTGTCTATGCTGATGTTGAAATTCTGCACCCCTCTGCTTTCTAATATATTTAATCCTGTACCGCCCTTGGCTTCGGCTTTGGTCTTGGCCTCGCCCATACCTTGCGCGGCTGCTTGGGTGGCTGATACGGGGGATTTCAATAAATCAATTTGCCCCTTAACCGATGAAATTGCGCCCATAATAGTTGCGCTTCTTCGTTTAAATTCAGTCACATCAATTGCGCCCGTGCTTAATAATTCTCTGTTTGTTTTGCCAATATCAAGCAATTTTTGCAACTGCAATGAAGCATCTGCAAAGGTTTGAGCAGGTTTGTTGGTAAATGTTGTATCAATTAGTTTTTGAAAACCTTTTGATAGCATGTAAGTTCTTGTTGTAAAAAATGACTCATACCAAGCGAATTGTTGCGCTCCGTATTTTGTAAAATTCTCAACCATATTGTTGCCTACCTTGAAACTATTTGCAAGGTAATCAACTAATTTATTTGCAAACGATACCGTGCCGGCAATAATTCCCGTTTGACTTTTTCCGATGTTCACTTTCAACTGCTCCCAACTATCACCCAAGGCAGATATTTGACCGCCCGTTGTTTGCGATTGTTGTATCATCATATCAAAGAACATACCGCCCTCGGCAGTCATTGATTGAAACGCTTTTTCTACTTCCTTAAAACCAACCTTGCCACTTTCAACCAACTTCATTACCTCGCTATCGGCAACCTTGAACTGCTTTGCCAATTCTTTGACAATCGGAATGCCTCGGCCTGTGAACTGCATAATATCCTTGCTGAACGCTCGCCCTTGTGTTTTAAGCGTTCCATATAAGTATGCAATGTCGCTAAAAGGTATTTTTAACGCACTCGCCACATCACCAAGCATGCGGATGTTCTTAACAACTGAACCTGCGCTGAACCCATACGCTAACAACTGCTTCGTGGCATCTTGTACCTCAACCAAACTGAACGGTGTTGTTTTTGCAGTTTCTACCAACTGATTTTCCAATGCCTTGGCTGCTTGTGCATCACCTAACATCAATGTGCGTAACGATGCCGAAAAGTATTCGTAGTTAACCAAGCTATCAACAACGGCCTTGCCAAACGATACAACACCTGCGGCACCAATACCAATACCCATTGCACCAGCTAA